TTTCAGAATTGAATATGACGTAGTGTAACAACCATGCAACGCTTGTAATACTCTTGCCGCTTTGGCGACATGCAAGAACGATGTTGAATTTGTTATCATTGAAGTGCTGCACCATCTTCGTCTGATATCCACGCAACTTAAATGGAACAAGACCTTTGTCAAGACTAATTACCTTTACGTAGTGTTCACAAAAGTAAGCAACGTCATCGCGGCACTTGATGTACTCATCCAGTTCATGTGCAGTATAGTTTTGAACGACGCCATCACGTTTGACGTATGGGTTGCCATTATATGAAGTTTCTAAGGTCATAATGCATTTTTTTATTTACAAGCTTTCAAAAAGTTGTTACAATTGATCTGTTCCAAATAAGGATACCATCTAGCTTACATAAAAGGCTGACCGAAGGTTCCCGAAGGGAGCATCAAATATCAATAGGCTCTTCTCGAGACTTAAGGAACTTCTGAAGATCTGCGGTTGTGCCAACAAAGATAGAATTATTGGTGGTCACGTTACTAGGAGATGATGGAGAACCGCCGCCAACTGGCTCTTGAACAATTTTCTTTCGATTCTTTACAAGGTCAAGTAACGATGCATTCATATCAGCAGTATTCTTGATCATTGCCGTCAATACTTCAAACGCGCGCGGATGTTCTGCGTCAGTAGCAAGTTCATGTAGACGATCAATAGCATCATCACTTGCGAGTATCAGCTTCTTGATATGAGCGCGTGCGAATTCATAATCGTCTTCTGTATCCTTAATTATAACATCATTGGATGGACCAACTAGGGCGACCGTTTCGTTGTTCTCTGATACCGTCGCGGGTAAGTTTGCTGTTAAAGATGCAAGTATTTCATCTTTTGATTTCTTATTACTCATAATATGAAATTTGCGCAGTTGCGTTTAGAGAAGATCCTTTGGTTTTAAGTACACGATATGTAAGGATGACTTCTTGATTTGCTGGAATTGTTACGCTTTGAGATTGTGGGGATTTCGTGCTAACTCCATTTTCACTAGATAAGATAAGTTCTCCATTTGCATAAACCTTAATGTAGTCGCCATAATCACTTGATAGGTAACCAGGTGTACTTGTTCCATGTTGTGGATTTGACAACCAATTTAGGTATAAAGTAACTTCCCCTGAAGGTGCATATACTCCATTTGGATCTTGATTTTCGGAGTTATTAAAGAAGCGAGTACTTACGGTGTATTCACTTGTATCAGTTCCCATGTCGGAGACAAATTCTAATGTAGGTCCATTTAAGCTATCAACACTTATGTCTCCTCCAACATTTCTTTCAACTCTCCATTCTAATCCTGATAGAGTATCAGATATTGGTGGAAGATCTTCAATGAATCCATATGTTGTGGAAACTGTGAAGTTACCTTCTGCGTCTGGCTCACTTGTTGCTTCAACACGAATGATTTCATCGGGTTTAGACGTTGCTGAAATATTCATATCAGCATGCATCTTAGCTTCAACCCATTTAATGATCTTAGCACGTTGATCAATCGGACCTGTAAATTTCACTCGAATTGTAAAGTCAAGTGTATAAATGATTGTGCGACGCGAAGACTCAAAGTCTCCTTCATAATCGTCTTGAAAACTTACTCCTTGCAGCGTGATTGGAATATCTGTTCGCGAGCCTGGACCTTCAAGATCTTTTACAGTTATATTGTATTCAGGATTAAAGTATGGCAAAATTTGCTCAACGCATTGCAGTGCATCGTCCTGATGACGTGCTAAGATATTAAGCTGCATACCAAGTATGTATGGAGTGCTTTGATATACCCTAGCTTTTTCAATTGTGTTTGTCTCACTAATTGGATATAAAGTGCTGTTAAGACGATTTAGTTTTGAGCTTGTGTCATATTGAATGCTAGTGATTTCAAATGACATACGTGGTAAACGAACTGCTACATCGATTGGATTATTTACATCATATGTAGAAAGACGCGCTAGAAACTTTTGCCGCGGCGCATATGACAACGGTACGCGCGAAATGCCCTGCATCTTCCCATTGATTAACTTAGCAATGCTTATATTGTTAAACAACGTTCCAAAGACAGCAACAATTGTTTTTAAGCTCTTATTATAGAAGTATGTGTTGCCTAACATAATTAAAAGTCAAATGGTTCTCCAAACACATTATCCTCGCTAAAGTCAATGAAGTTATTACCCTGTATTCCAAAAGTACTATTTTGTGCAACGTAGTCATTTGGGAATGTCATAACATCGCCGTCGCTAAGATCAATCAACTGTGTTACGGTTGAGACGGACCCAGATTCTTGACCGGTAAATGTAGTCCCAATTGTAATGCTGTGGTATTGCCCGTCGTCAAATACTAAAGAACCAAAGCTAGCAGCGGTCATGTTAGTATATTGCGCGACGCTAAGAAACTTAGCACTACCGGTAATTCCGCTTGGAAGAGTGATTGTACAAAATTCATCAAGTGTATGAATTTCATTGTTAAGAAATTCCACATATGCTCTCCAAACCTGCGAAGAAACCTGTTGAACGATGTCAACTTCTGGTACACCGGTGTTAATGTTTTGATTACCGTATTCATAAAGTTCACATGTCAATTTAAATGTGGGAGTATTATTTAGCTGGAAGAATGGTTGCTTATCTTCAACCCATTTAATCTCGAATAGACCAGCTGTCATCGGGAAGTATATAAGGTCTCCTTCTCGAGGGCGCGCACTATTTTCAGTGTATCCAAATTTACCAATAAGACCGTTCCAACGTCGTCTTGATACAACGACCGTAATTTGATCTCGGATTTCAAGACCAAACTTCGACACTAACTTACCATCTCCTTCAAATCCGTCGATACTTTCGACGTACATTTCAATCTTAAAAGCTTTATCAAACTGCGAAAGAAAATCTTCATTCAAGATGGAATCCATCTGAATAATCTTGCGCGGGATGTAGTATGTGTCATGCCCGTAGATCTTCATTGCCTCAATAAGGATGTCCTCGAGGAGGTGTTTTTCGGAACGAGTTCCGTGACTGAAGTATACGTTACGTGCCATATTATCCTACAAAAAAGTCGACCGGTAATGAGTATTTAGAATCCCATGCTTCTTCCATCTTTTCAATATCGTTGATCGCGTCATCATATAACTGACGACCATTTAGAGTAACACCACCTGGAAGTTGGAGTCCTTCAAACTTGATTAGGTTAGCTCCCCACTGACGCTTAAACAATGCAGTTGTGTAGCGCTTCAGAGCCATGTCATTATACACTTCAGTATAATCCTCAGGATCAACTGTCATGTAGCATTCAATGATAATGTATTCACCAACACTAAGATACTTATGCCAGTCGTCTTGAATTGTTAATTCATTCTTATGACGTGTATATGTAACTTGCTGAGATGCACCTGTAAGTGTTAACTCAATTAAGCTAAGATATTGCTTAGTGATTTCATAGTTAACCAATGCACTTGGGTTTCTTAAACCGTAAAGGTCATTGAGGAACATCTGATATTTGACATTAAACATGTCAGCTGCATCCCCACCTGCACTAAGGTTAAGAACACGTGTTACACTAAGGACAGCGTCAGGTAAAACAATTACTTTATCCTCAAGAGTCTCTTCGGTGATTTGATGTTTAATGAAAGTACGAACAACCGCATCTGCGTGATACTCCTGATAAAATTGAATAGCCTCATCGATACGATCTTCGATTTGATCTTCATCGATGTTAATTTCAATAACGGGTGCACCTAGATTGCGTAAGCAATATTCGGCAAGTTCTTGTCTGGACGCTGGTCTAGCCATATGATTATATAGTAGTGTTAGCCGCAGCCCAAATTGACTGATACATCATCCCGTATGTTACAAGAATGTTTCGTAATTCAGTGACAGTGACAATATGTGATGCTCCCTTAACATCTGTTATAGGATAGACTGAATTTGCAAAAGCTTCTTTATTAAAAGTTACATCATTACCAGTTCCTACTTTAAGAGCAGTACACATCTGTGCTGCTTGTGCTATTGTTGGAGTTGCTCCAATGGGGTTATCACCTAAATCTATTGGCATATGTTATTAAGGAGTAAAAATTATTGATTGGCCATTATATGTTAATGGGGTTCCATTGAATGTAATAGCATTTTGACTAGGAGCCGCAGACGGCGGTCTAGGATTTGATATGCTTAAACTAAGACCTAAATTCATATATCAATACAGTAGGATAATGTTAGATGCGCCCGTTGAGCCAGTCTTGAATATTCCAAGACCACCATAAGGCCAGCATCCTGCGGTTAAAGTAAAAGTTGCTACAACTCCATCAACTCCAATAATCTTAAGTGTACAGTCAGCATTTATATGTACACCCTTAAATGGCACACCGGCATCATTAATATCAACAAGAGGAGTAGATCTATTTCTTAATGCGTCGGTTGCTGCGTTTGGATAATAGTAAGTGTTAGGCAGAGTTGTGACGTTCAGCGGTAGATATTTTAACGCAGAAGAAATACTTCTCAATGCTTCTCGAATATGTACGTTCATATAGTTATTTATCTTCTTTGTTTAGAGGTAAGAATGCAGTTGGATTTTTAGAGAAACGCTGACCAATCTTTACAATCCCACTAATGATCTCAGGCGATATAACACCGATGATGCCGTATGTAATTGCTTTGTATAAACTGCTGATGTCGGTTTGTTCAAGAACAAACCAAGCAATACCGCTGGCAATTGCGGCTGTCGTTATCTTCTTAACAAGATCCCAGGTTGTCAGCTTTGCGTCAGACGATAGTATACGTGCTATCATAGCGATAGCTCCTATTAGAGGTATAACCCAACCTCCTTCAATAAAGGCCTTTATCATCGATTTCTCTTGATCCATGTTACTATTTATATTTTATAGCTTTAAGAGATAATCCTCATCAACTATAGTACTGGAATGGATCTTGCGAATAAAAACGTTTCCGCCCTCGCGATATTTATCAATGTCAGCATGTGTAACTTCGCCAAATGTATGCGGATTCTTCTTACACCCGCGATCAATCATATACTGTTCAGTTTCCCAATTCCAATCAGCAAAGCAAAATGATCGATTTTTCCATGGTATCTGTAAATGGTTTGCCATAGTGCCAAACCAACATTCATCTGCATAAGTATCAGTGTCTTTATCAAATAATTGATGAGTCCGATCATACTCTGCTATAAATGCAATTGCTGCTTCACGTGTACATACAAACCATTGCGACAAAAACATCGCATTCTTCACAGAAACTGGTACCATAATTGCACGCGACTTTTCTAACTTAAACATTTTGAAAAACCGATGAGCTGCTAATTTATCAGTGTCATATACATTAAAACATGTTATGTCTGCATGTTCCCATAAGATATCACACATCTTATTGATATTATACAGTGGGCAATGAGAATCGCTTATCAAAATAAATTTCTCATTATCCTGGTCCTTAAGCGCATGTCGTAATAATTTTACAGTTGCTTCAACTAACGAGAAATAACCCCAAGCCGTATTATGAACACGTTCGCTATAAGGTAAACAGTGTTTAGAAAAACGCGAATTTGTATCGAGGTTTTCCTTTGAATGAATGTATAAGTTATACATATGTGAATACCGTTCATCAAAGAACCGACTCATCAATCCTTCCTTTTCAAACTTATTATATGTTAGCGCGATGAATGCTATTTTCTTAGACATTTTTAAGCTTAATTAAAACATGTTTGATTGCCATCCACATGTCAAGATATTTATAGGTGGCTAATCTGCCCACAAATATAACACCCTTTTCATTCTTAGCCATTTCTTCATATGCTGAATAAATCGATTGACCTTCTCCCCACGGTATTGGGTAGTATGGAATATCGTCGTTCCCACATTCCTTTGAGTATTCACATGTAACCGTAGTCGTCCCAGTATGATTCTGATCAAAGTGGCTATGATCATAAATTCGAGTGTAAGGTGAATGTGAATTGATTTGATT